TGCGCGAGGCGGATCTTCCCTAGCCACGATTGCACGAGGGGAGCAAGTACGTCGGGTTGCGGTCCGTGAGCTTCGTACATGGTTAGGACTTATGCACTACGCCGTAGCGCCCCATGATTTCCGAGACGAGTTCGATTGAGACGCCGCCGCAACGATTGGCGATGCGTTGAAGATCCGCGCAGCCGTTGCACCATTCGCGAATCACGGCCGGCGCGATCGCCGGAACTTCCACCGGCATCTTGAGAAACTTTTCCGGCAGATAGCCGGGCGGGTAATCCCACACGCCGTACTCACGCGCGAGACGCGGGTTCGTGAGGAACGACGGATCGTCCGCGTGCTTGATGTCGTTGCGGACCATCGGTTGACCTTGCGGGAAAACCGTGAGGTCGAGCACGCCGCCCGAGTGGTTCTTGCGAACGACGGCCGCCATCGGATCGCCGTTGCGGTCGCCGTTCGGGTAGTACGCGACCATGTTGACGATGGGCATACCGAGCAGCGCGGCGACGTGCTGCACCGTGGACATCGGAACATTCGGGATCTTCTTTTCATCTGCTGCGGACATGACAAACTCCTGGCTTGGGGCGTAACTAACGGGCTTAGGCTGCTGTGCCGGGACCGAACGAAGACTGCGGGGATTGAGCGGCCGCTTGGCCGGGCTTCCACATTTGTTGAAAGCGGCGGTACGCGTCGCCTGGATCCATGCCCGCCGTGCCGTCATCCGGCAGCGCGACGTAGTGGCATCCGTCCATGGCGGCGTAACGCGAATCGTCCATCAAGTGATCCGCTTGACCCGACGCGGGAAGCTCCGTCGCTTCCGTCTTGTCGATGTGCTTGCGGTACGTGGTGATCTCGTCGAGCCAATTGCGGCACGTGTGTTTCACGACGCGAAGTCGCGGCCGACCGCTGGGGCGAACCGAGAGCCATGAGCGGAAAGCGAGGATGCCGGCCGGAACGTCGTCGTTCGAAAATTGAAACGATGAACCGGTGGTCGCCGAGACGAGGCCGTGACGCGAGAACGCTTCGGCGTAGATCTCGCGGTACGTCTTGCCGATGCCGGGCCCGTGTTGGCGGCCCATTCGGAAGTCGATCGTGAACCGGTAGTACCGGAAACCGTTGATCTTCTGTTTGACCTTCACGGCACACTGATCGGCGTCGTGGCCTTTCAGGTAAAGCTCGTCGAAGAACACGACGTAATCGCCGAGATCCGGCGGCGTCGTGGCGGCGAAGAGAACGGCCGTGCAACTGTGACCGGGATCCAGAAACAGATAGCGGGTCCAGTCACGCGGCGGGGACCAAGCATTCTGCGCGAGGATCTTGTCGACTTCGTCCTGTTCGTGCTCGTAACGCTTCGGCGTGCAATGCACGTCTTCTGAGAAGTTGGGATACATGAGGACCGTGTCGAGCACGTATTCGCCCATGTCGCGCGCTTGCCGCTCTTCGGGGGACCATCCCTCGAGCCGCTTCCGCTTTTCGTTCTGATCAATGTGCGGGTTATCGCTAAACCGCAAGATCCATTCGGCGACGTCGGGATCCTTCCGCTCGCGTTGCTCCTTCGCCCGCTTCGTCATCGACATGAGCGCGGGGTTCGCGGTGCGCGGCCAGCTTGACCACACGAGCCGGCCCTTACGGTCGGACAAACGCGCTTGCCATTCCGCGACGTACGCGGGATAGACGATGTCTTCGTCGATCCAAATGAGGTCGACCGGGTCGCCCACCTTCACGTCGGCGTTCGACGAGTAGGCGTGAATGATCGTGCCGTTGGCCAGCGTAACGCTGGTGAAAATGCGAGCTGCTTTGTTCTTCCAGGCGAACGCCCCTTCGGGGACGAGTCGAGCCGGAATGAGCGGCGGCGCCGGAACCTTGTCCGCCTCACGTGCGACGTCGGCCGGGTTGCCGGGATTCCACGTGCGGACCTTGCCCGTCACTTCGTCTTTGATCACGTAGAACGCGCCCGGCAGGAACAAGAGCCGGTAGAGCGTGTCGCCGATGTGCGTCTCGCCGAGGCCGATAATCCAAATGGTGAGCGCCCGATTCGTCGGGTACTTCATCGGCAACGGCAAACCGTCTTGGTCGAGCACGGGCCGGCGACACGCGGCGCTCGCGACTTCGACGGCCGCGATGGTCGACTTGCCGGACCGGTTGCCGCCGCGTACCAAACGCTCGGAAGCGAACGATGAAATGAATCCAACTTGAGACGGCATCGCCCGAAACAAGGAAAGTGCTTCCTCGTCCCGGGCTTTACGTTCCGCAATGGCTGCGGCCAAGTTGGCTTTTTGCGTGCCGCTCATGCCGCGTCCTCGTCGTCGACTTCGTTGACGATCGTCAGGCCGCGGGCCTGCATTTGCTCGGACAGCAAGTCGAGCAGGAGTTCGTTGAGGTCCGCATCGGTGAGGCTCTTGAGCCCCTGCAGCGTGGCGTTGGCGTCGCCCGCTTCCATGCAGATCTTGGCGATAGCGCGGAAGTTCTCGAGCTTGATCTTGGGAGTGAGCTTGTCGCTCGAGAGCGTCGCGACCCATTGGCCGATAAACTCATCGAGTCCGCCGAGGCCCGCGATCAGACCGTGCGCGATCTTGGCCGCGCCGGGGACGTCGGGATGATCGTTCGTAAGCTGACCGACGATCTTGGCGAGTTGTTCTTTGACGCGTCGCTGATACGCCGTCTCGCCGCCCGCCTTCAACCGATCCTCACGCATCCGATGTCGGCACGTGTGGCAGACGTTGCCGCGCCGGCCGGTCGACGAGTCTTTGATGTCGAACGACTTTTCCGGCTTCTGAGCAAGGCAACGCGCGCATTCCTTCATCCCTTCCGGCGGTGCGGCCGGGAGATTGATGAAGTCGGTGGGTTGGGCTGCGTCGCTCATGGTCGTGCTGTGGGTGAAAGAAAAGGCGGCGGCCCGAAAGCCCGTCGAGCCGCCGCCGTCCGGTCCGCGAAACCGAACACGCCCGACCCGCTATGCTCCGGTGAAATCGAGCCAGAAGTTGAGATCCGCCGTCGCCGCGATGGAGACGTCTTCGCAGTACCCGGCCTTGCCGTTCGTGGCCGGCGTGCCCGAGTCCTTGGTGAACTTGCCGCTCGCGGCGGTCTTGAGAATGTCGTTGCGGGACAAGGCGTTCGCGCCGTCGGTGACGACGTAAGCCGGACCCTTGACGATCATCCAAAACCACTTGCCGTCGGCGACGCCTGCGGCCGGCAGGGTGTGATCCACCACGCCGTCGCACTTTTCGCCGGCGCCCGAATAGCCGCCGATCGATTGGCCGTAGCCGCTCGCACCGGTCGACTTGAATTGGATGCCGCGGCCGGGCAGCAACGCGCCGCCCGAGTTGTTTTGCACGAGGCGGCAGATGACTTCGCGGCCGTCGCGCGGGTTGGCGACTGCGGTGAGAATGTTCTTGAACTCGAACAGTCCACCCTTGACGTCCGACGGAACGCGAACGCTGTCCGCGTATTCGCCCCGTGCGAACGGCTGAATGTTGGAACCGAACATGGAAGAAACTCCGCAATGAAACTGATGGAAGGTTTGAAGCGTCGAACCCGCGCGGCGTGTTAGGCCGCGCGGGTGGAGTGACAATCGCCAGATGGTCGACTAGGCGTAGTCGTAGATCTTCGCGAAGTGCTTCGGGCGGTAACGCATGTTGCCCCAGAAGCCGACGTAGAAGAGCCACGCCCGATCACGCATCGACCAATCGGGACCGCGATAGCCGAACAACACCTTGTCCAGCGACGCGAGTTCCATGTTCTGCACGTTGAGCATGTAGCCCGTGGACGGCGGAACTTCGTAGTCGAACGCGATCGACACGCCGTCAAAGTTGACGGTGTCTTCGAAGCCGAGGTCTTGCGATTCCTTGTGGGGAACGATGACCCGTTGCTTGGTCGACAAGTGGTTCAGGAACGCCGAGTACCGATCGGCGCTCAAGAGCACCATCTTCGGCCGACCGGAGTTGCCGCCCTTGTTCGCCAACCAGATGATGCCTTGGCGAATGATGCGCTCGCAGTTGGACTCGAAGTTGGTCGAGCCCGTTCCCCAACGCGTCGACGACGAGTTGAGCAACAGCGGAGCGTAGAAGTCGTACTGATACGACCCCTTGCCGTTCGGCCAATCGCTTCCGACGGCCGCGTTCGGGTAGACGCCCGTGCCGAGGTTCGTCGACCACGAGCCGCCCGCGTCGCCGAGGTCGGTGGCGAGTCCGGCGTAGTCGTCGTCAGGCTTGGCGATCAAGTCGTTGGCGACCGTCGTGCCGGCCCCCATGAACGACTCGATGCCGTGCAAGTTGTTTTGACGGTCGGTGGCTTCGCCGTCGAGGATCATTTCGCCGCCGAAGTTGTCCGTCATCGCTTCCATGAGCGAGGGGATCACTTCGGAGTACCGATTGAGAATCCGGCCCGGGCCTTGATTCATCAGGTACTCTTTTTCCGTCATCATGTCGGTGCCGACGTAGCCCCGCCAATTGAGAGCGGCTTGCTTGTAGAGGTCGTGACGCGTGAACGTCAGCGTGCCCCCGTCGCCCGCGCTTTCGATCGGCTGCTGTTTGTATTTGATGTTCCAAATACAAACCGGCGAATTCGCGTTCAGGACGATGCGTCCGTACTTGCGAAGGTAGCTGAGCAACATGCGACGACGAACGGTTTCGTCCGCGGCGCCTTTCATAAAGCGGGGCGTCTGCTCGTGAATTACACCCAGCCATTCGACGTCATACGTCGAGAGCAACGTGGCGACCATAACAAGGAATCTCCTAACTAGGAACTGAAATGTTCCGTCGAGATACCGCGGGCTTGGGCGGATTGACGAAGCATCGACTTAAAATCCAAACTCGGGTTCTGCGGTGCGAGGGCGTTCTGCATCGCGGTCTGAATCGTGCCGTTCGGCTGCGGTTGATAACCGGCCTGTTGCGCGGCGATCGCGCGACGAACCATGTCGTCTTGCGGCGTGGTGAATTGAGGTTGAGCGCCGTACGCCGGAACGCCGTACGGTTGCGGAGCCCACGGCTGCGCGACCGGTGCGACCATCGGGTATTGCATCGGCGGCTGGCCGTACATTTGCGGCGCGGGAGCGACGGCCGGATATTGCGCGGCCGCTTGGAATTGTGGGACGCCCGGCATTTGCTGCTGCGGTGCGGGCGGACCGAACACGCCGCGAGCTTCGTC